TGTACAAGTATAATCGAATATGTTTGAAATTATATAACAAGGGTCAACAGGAACCGGAATAAATTGACAACCTCGTTGTCTTCTATAAACAAATTTTTGTTTATGTAAGATAGAGTTCTCCATTTTAACACCTGAATTCCAAATTGTTGTGGCAGGAATCATTTGTTCCGCTAACTTCATCCAGTAAGGACCAATACCATTTACATAATCAATTAATTTTTGATAAGTATATTTGTTATTTGGTAATCCAACAGTTTGTTCAGATTCTATGTATTTCCACCAAATTGATTGGAGTACCGGATATCCGCCTGTTTTACCGTCAGTAATATATTGTCGATTTCTAACATTAATCATATTTTCCCAAAATGTTTGTGAGAATTCAAAGAATGTTTTCTTTTTTGGTTCAGGATTAATATATGTCCAATCCACTCCGCCAGGAACCGGATAACCAACAGTTAATCCCGATTCAGGAAACGGATAATCATATTCAACAGACTCTTTCCAAACATCGTATAATAAACCTTGTGATGGATTTAAAAATAAATCAACATTCTTAACATTTAAGACTAATTTCTCATTATCAACATAATAATAAGCATTGTAATCACCATTAACTGAAACTCTTATTTTATTATCTTCTTCTAACCACGACTTATTATTATCAATTACTTTTTGTAATTTAAAACCTTCTGTCATATATGGGAAATCCCTAAATCGGTCTAAGTAAGGTTGTCCGTAAGTGAATGGTTGTAATTGTGTTTGAATATTATAATTTTGACCGGTATAAACGGCGCCCGTAATAACCACCTCATCAGGACTTCTATGTTGTGGAGTTGATTCATACCAACCGGCACCAATTTGGAAGTAATAATTTTCAGTATTAACAGGGGCCTTTGGATATCCAAAAATATCAATAGGATAATCAGATAATCTAATTGAGACATCCTCATATGTCGCATTTGAGGTATAACCTGAATATATGTGACCACGAATTTTGTAAGTATCACCAGGTAAATAAGACGGAACTTTATTAACATAAGTCCCCCCCGAAATTGACGCCCACTGAGTCTCAAATTGCGTTAAATTAATTTTTTGGTCAGCCAAATAAATATGTTCATTAAATTCAATTAATGAATCAGGTGCACCAATTAATCTCAACATAAATTCAACAGACCTCCTAGTTCCTTTTGATTTAAAAAGATAAGAGGCATTAAGAATTAAATTACGATAAAACGAATAGTTTATCTCAGTTGGTGTAAGAGCCCTAGCGTAACCCGGATATGTTGGTGTTGCTGTATTCCCAAAAACAGAACTTAAGAAATCTTCATCTGTTATTGGAGAAAAATTAGAACTCCACCCTAATGTTTGAGCCAAATTAACAAGTAATTGAGATGGTATATCATTGGATGGGTTATAATTAACCGAATTCATGTAAGCTAAAGCATCTATAAATTGTTTTATTTGGTCGAAACTTCTACCATAAATTTGAAATATTTTCTCAACTTTTTGACCCATAGTATCAAACTCTTTTAAAGAGTCCGTTACCAAAAATCTTGAAATTAAATTTGTTTTGAATGAATCTAAATTAACCGCAATCTCATCAAGTTGGGTTAGATAATCGTCAAATAAAAATGAACGAATATCAAGATTCCACACACCGTCTTTAGGCCAAGTAACCTGTTGGTAATTCGTGTAAAATTCACCACTTTCTGTTTGAGCAGGTACTTGAAAAACCGCAGTATATTCAGGTCTAATTAAACGATTTAATAAGAATTTTTCAACTTCATCAAAACTTTCTGCAAAAATCTTATCAGCAATTAAATCATTTGGCCTAATTTGATAATCCTCATTTATTGTTGTGGCCGTTATTCCAAAAGGAGCTCCTGAAACATAAAACGAAATATAACCATCACTTAATGTTTGAGACGGTTGGAATGACACAATTTTAAAAATATTGTCATTTATACTTACGCAATAATCTAAATAAGTATTGTATAAATTTCGATAAGGAGATGTTACTATTTCTCGTAAATTTAAATTTGTTGAGGCACTAACCGAATAATCAATATCAAAAGGATTGTTAATTCTGTCGACATTAACTTCAAAATAAGTTTCATCATTAACTGAATCGTAAGATATGTTTATTGCGGTTGACCCTGTAACAAATTCCAAGTTACTAAACATAACATCTAACGATGCTGGAAAATAATGAATTACCTTAGTTGCAGATACTTGTAACCTTTTACGTAATGAACCGTACATAGAAAAGTTAAGGACTTGTGAAACATCATAATTAGGATAAACCCTAAATTGTGTTGCCATAATCCTCCTACTCTCATTAACATCATCTATATTTAACGATTGTAAACTTAAGGGTTCCGAAAATGCCCCTACATTAAAAGTTCTATTAACCTTCTCTGTAACCGAAGTAGTAAATTCAAAATTACCTTGCGTTAGACCTCCCCCTTCAACCGTTTGTAAACCTACAATGTTGTCGGAAAAAGTCGCAGCCCCACTTCCGGGTCTTGGCGGATAAAAATATTTTGTCGTATTTACAGTTACTGCCATTAAGTTGTTATATTTGTGAAGTTTTTACTAAAATCAATATTATTATTTCTATTCTGTCTAACTTCATATAACAACGCATTAAATTGGTCTCTAACCTCATATAAATTATATTGTCTAAAAATGTTATTTGCGGAATCATAGATTGTGTAAATCCCGTCGTCGATTGATTTACTTTGGTTTCCATAAAGAGCAATCGCAAGAGATGAAATATCATATTCAACCATTTCTATTTCAACAGTAACCGGGTTAAAGAACGTATTAGTAATAATAATATCTTGACTTGGTTGTCCAATAAACGGTGTTGCGTTTGGTTTGTTAGTCGGTGATGATGATGGTGATAAAGTTAAAAACAATAAGTTTGAAGACCCGTCAACATATCTATATCTAATCGCCTTTTGTTGTGTATTAACTTCATTTGTTACGACAGGTTCACAATAAAAACTTGAGGTAATTACTCTAAAGAAATTTGGTATTTTTGAACCGTCCGGATTTAAATATTCAATACGAAATCCAACCAATCCTTGGGGTACAAATTTATTTTGATACTGAGTTGGGACATTAGCCAAATCAATAACTAAACCTTTGACGTTGGGTAACGAACTCAAAACACCGCAATCAGTAATTGTTGTTCTAATTTGTGCTGGTCTCAAATAAAGGGTGTAAAACCCTAAAGCGTTAAACTGACTTGCAGGTAAAGTTAAATTATATAACCCTCCTAAAACTTCAACACCGGCATTCCCACCCGTTTCTGAGTTTTCAAAGTAAGGTCGTAAAATAGTTTGAGCATCCAACTTCGTTAAAACGAATTGGTCTGTCACATCCCTACTTGGAGTGTAATTTAGTATAATTTCGACATCTGCAGGTGAGACATCGGAACCTCTGACGGTCCCATACGACGATATTGCCATTTTTTATATTGTCTTTAATATTTTATTTCCTTTTTTTAAATTATCTTCAGCCCATAATGGTTGAAGATTCGTATAGTAACTAAGTTGGTAAATTTCTTCTTCAGTTTTAGATGAAGATAATGGTATTATGTGGTCTATATGCCACCCATATAATCCATAATTTTCCCAAGACATACCCTCCTTAAATTGTTTTTCCAAATGTTCTTTAAGAAATTCCGGAGTACATCCTACAATTTCAAAGGTTTTATTTTTTTTAGTTATAATGTTAAGTTTCAAATATTGACTTAATCTTCGTCTAATATTACTTGACATTTTTCTTTTTGGTTTTTGATTACTTTTCTTAAGGGTTTCTTTTATTTTTTCAGGATTGTTTTCTCGATATTTTTTGTGAGATTCCATTATTTTTTCAATATTATTTTCTCTATATTGTTTACTATATTCCTTTATCTTTTCAATATTATTTTTTTTCCAAATTGATGAATTTTCAATAGATTTTTTAGAATTATTTTCATACCATTTTTGACTATAATCTTTTACCTTATCAGGGTTATTTTTTTTCCATTCTCTACTTCTTTGGATTTCTTTTTCAGAGTTTATTTTATACCAATTTTGACTTGTCTCTTTTTTCTTCTCTGAATTAAGTTCCATCCATTTTGAAACACGTTTTATATTACACGTTTTACATTCACTCCTCCTATAAAGTTTTTTCTCTAAATAAAAATCATCCAATGATTTTTCAATTAAACATTTAGTACAAACTTTTGTTTCCATATTCATAAATACCTTATCTCTTTTTTTTCTGTTAATTTTCTTTATTAATGACATTGAAGAACCCAAACCCATAGTTAATCATGTCACCAAGGTTATCTACCTCACCTAATCTTTGTATTCTCTCATACGCGGAGTTTTTACCTCTTTCAACAAAAACATTAGTTTGAACCTGTGCTTGGTCAATAACTTTGAGTAATACCTCATCTTTAGTTATTGGAACCGCAGTTATATTATTTTCCGTAAGTCCTGATGATTGTACGAAATAAATTGTGGTACCATCAATGTAATCATAGTAATTAATTTCAGTAATTGTATAAGCAGTATAAATTGAAGTAACATCTGTTATTGCTCCCCATATTTGACCATTACTAATCACAGGAACCCCAATTCGTTCATTAATTGTTGGATTACCATACATTTTTAACTCATTAATTCTCGACTTAGTAATTCCTGATACGGTAAACGGTATTGAAACATAATTGTTAGAGGTTTGAGCAGATACTTCATTAATCGCATCCCCAGAAAATATATAATCATAAGATACCGAAGTCCCAACCCAATTCCCTGAAGAAGGAGCAAAAAATGCTTCACCCTGTGGGTTGTAAATTACAACATCACTAAATGGAACCGTTATTGTTTTTGAAACACTGGTAATGCCCCAAGGATTTGTTTGTTCTAATTTAATCGTATATTCTTTATTCTCAACAGGGTATGTGTGATTAATTGAATTAGGTGCGTAATTAGTGATAGTTTGTTTTGGGGAACCGTCACCCCAATCAATCTTATATGAAGATAAATCTAAAAATTTTTGGAACTCATCCGACGTATTATAAACATTGTAAAGGTAAGGGGATGATGTTGTTGAAGAAAATATAAAATTTGCAACAACATTTTTTTGTAATACCGCACCATCAAATGGACTATAATACCCGGTATCAACCGCACTTTGTCTAATCAAAATAGGTATAGTCAATCCGGTTAATAAGGAACTACCATTAACACCCGAACTAACAACTTGGGTCATTGCAGAATAAACACCAACGGGTGTCCCTTCATAATCAACAACGAATAAATCCCCAAGAATCGTTTCCGGTGATATTTTAATATTATAAAAATCTTCCATTATACAGGTGGGTTAATATATTCAAACCATTTTATGGGAATTGTTGTCCCGAGTCTTTGTCCATTAGTATTAACTACTTGATATGTTTGATTTTTATAGTCTAAATTTACGGTATAGTAAAAAAATGTGTTATTATCAAAAAAATATGGATTAGCCCCTGTAGCAAAATTTGCTTGTGGACCTTCAGTAGTGTCTAATGGGTCTGTACCATTACCTGTCATCATTTTAGTGAATTGTCCGGTTTTAGCATTATAAAATTTAGCGGACATATAAAATGTATTAATATCTAAAAACTCTCTCTTTTTTAACCAATAAATAAAAAACCCTTCTTTATCTCCAACATAATCTAAAATAAATTTTGGTTTCCTAACATCTACCACAGTCCTCTGCATTTGAGTGGACATTTTTAATCCTTGTTGTGTTGGTATAATGACGGTTAAATAATTTGTTTGTTTTTTCTCATCCGTATTATCGTAAAAATCCAATTTAAAAAATGAATTTGTAAAATTATTAGTATAATAATATAAATCTTGGGGAGTAAATCCCTCACCTATATAATTTATTTTCCAATTATTAATATTATTAATCGAACCTCCCGAATAAAAATAAAACTCATAATTAATTTCAGTGTTATTTGTTGTAGTATCAGGTGCATGACTAAATCGACTAATCTCAAAATCACGACCTACTCCAATAACTTCAGTAATAACATCAGACTCATATTCATCAATTGCCATATCTAAACCCAAATAGTCCCAAGTTAGTCTAACCGGAATATTTATTTGTTTATCAATACCATTTGGTACTATAGTGACTTTATTCACACTCATCTATTAATGGTTTAATTGTAACATCGGAACCATATAGGCTTTCGTTGTAGTTTATTCCTTCGGGTATTAATCTAAAAGTAATATCAGTAAAAGGATAATGAGATGTATTTAAAAACGGGTAATCAACCCCTCTTTCTAAATTATCCGTAAAACCATAAGTATATATATCCCTCCATCTAAACTCTTGGTCGGCGCTTGAATAAAAAGAATAATTAGGGATTTGGTCAATAATATTAACATCTCCCGTTTCAACATAATCAGAAAAAACCCTTAATGTCATTTTATTATGTGGTTGATAATAATAACCTAATGAATTTGTGTCCGGTAAATTTGATGTTTGAAATATAGTTTGGTTATACTTTATTTTATGGTAATAAGGTGAAATTACTCTTTCAATTTGTTCATAATCATTCCACTCACAAAAATCACCGTCCATTACATCTCCTTTCACTAAATTACTATTATAATAAAACGTCTTAGTCGCGCCACTAGTTTGAGTATATGAAGATAATGGAATTGTTGTGTTGGAGTCAGTATTAGTTAAATCCCAATATTGATTTACTGTTTTGGTTAAGTTAAACCCCCAACCTTGTTTTAAACCGACCCCAGATGACGGCTCATTAAAATAACCTGAATATCCTTTATTAACAATTGTTAAAAAAATCTCACTTAATGGTCGTTTTTGATTATCAATGTACCCCGCAAAATCTAAATCATACGCCGAAGTCATATTATATGCATTACTACTTGTTTTTTGAGAAATTCTTGAAATATGATTTGGTGTGATAGAACTGTATTCGAATTTCATAGTCTCTTTAAATACATTTTTTTCAAACCCAATTTTAGTAACAATTAAATCATCTAAATTTGTAATCACTTTGTGTTCTCTCACATAATATTTTGATTTAGTCTCCGTTAAATTATCCGGGTTTATGACTCTTTTAAAAGTACCATTCACATTATCACCAAATGTAGTTCCGGTATACCCAATATTTAAAACATTAAAAACATACTCTTCACTACCAAATAATCCATTACCTAATGAGTAAACTTGGAAAATGTTTGAATTTCGATAAGTTAATGATAATTCAACATATTCATTTGTTGTTAACCCATGAGACCCAATACATTTAAAAGAAATTAATCCATTCCCATTAATTTCAATATTTTCAATACTAAAGGGAATACCTTGCTCCGCAACCCAATTAATAGTACCTAAAGTATCTGAATAGTAGTTTAATTTTTTTGTGTTATTATTTTCATGAGCATATGTTAAATAATACATCCAATTATAGGTATAAGCACTTTTGGATTTATAAACAAAGTGTTGATTATCAGTAATCGGTCTAAAAAAATCAAATTCATAAAACTGAGGGAATCCCTTCCAAGTACCACTATTAAATGATGTTTGAGGGTCAACATAATACAAATTATATTGAAATGGTAAGTAAGTAGTTGTGCCTGTATATGTGTTATCGTATAAATATTTAACTTTAAATGTTGGTCTAAAAATAGTACATAACTGTCTTTCGTCATCATAAACTTGAGCCAAACTTATAGTTGTACTTCTATCGTATTCCGTTATTTGTTGACTTGTTTGGTCTAATGAGATAGAAACATTTTCATTAACAGAAGGCGCCCCCTTATATTTAAGGTTACTTGGTATTATAGTGTAATTATTCATTTACTGAATATTTTGTTTTAAATTTATCTAAAGCACTCTCTCCTTTAACCGGACCAAAATAAAATTGATATGGCGCGCCGACTAAAAATTTAGGATTTCTAACTAATGAAGCATTACTTGAATAATTACCATTATCATCCATCCCAAAAATATATCCTCGAGCCATTAAATCTTCACTACTAACGTCGACATTAGATGCCAAAAAATATTTAGTTGTTAAACTAGCTCTGTCTAATCCTTGGTAAGGGGTATTTTGGATTATGTCTTCGGTGTCTGTTGCCCAATTATTATATTGACCTCCAAATAAATTTGACGAGGAATTGTTGACAGGAATATCAAGTTCCCATTGATAAAATGGTACAACTTGGGATTTAATCCCATAAGGGTAGGGGTAAAACCCAATATTGTCGTTACCTCTAAAATTAATCCTACCGGGAGTTAAATAATCCTTAGTTTGTAAATTTTCAGTTGTTGATGAAAACCATACTGCAATTGTTGGATTTTCTGAATTACCCAATATTGTTGTTGGTGGACCTCCTGTCGTTTCATAATATTCAGGTGAAAAATTAATATTACCAATTTCACAATTAATTGACATTAATTGAGCTAAATCCCCATCAATTCTACGGCGCCTACCTAAAATGTCATTGGTTTCATTACGAGAAAATAACTGTTGTAATGAGTTATCTCCCAATGGTATTATTTGAGCCAAAAAACCTTCATCGGTAATCCGTGAAATAACAAATAAATTAATTAAATCAGAGGTATCCCCATAACTAGTTGAATTAATATTAGGTAATATATACCCCTTAGTTGATGGGTCAAAAGTTATCTCAGAATAAAAATAATCTTTCATACCTAAATTAATAATTGTTGTTGGGAACATTAAATTAACTACGTTAACTCCATAATCATTATTAGTCTTATTACCTACAAATCTATTACTAATGTAGTTGTATGGACTACTTCTATAATAAAAATTATTAGTATCCTCATCAAAATAAGATAAATCCTTACAAAATTTTGGTGGTAAAGCTTTATTTTGACTATTATAAAAAGTGTCCACTTGAATCGGAAATGCGTAAAGAGAACCATTAATCCAATTATTCATAAACGATTGTGATAACACTCCTCGACATATTCCATAGAAAAATCTAAAACGAAACCCCCATTCAGCAAAACTTCCAATATCTTTTAACATATCAATTAAAGGTCGTCTCATAAACATATAACACCCATTTTCAACAGCATCATTATTTTCACAAGATTCGTTAATATCAAAATCGTCACCAAATCCTTTATAACAATTTAAACTAACCATACCTTCACAATCAAAACTTCGTAAAACAGTACTGTCATTAGGTAATCCTGTTAAATCCGCAGTTACTTGGTCGGCACCTGTTGTATTACTTTGTGATGAAATAACACCTGATTCGGTATTAATTGAATAGATTCCAAAATTATTATTTTGTTGTAATAAAGAAGGGTTATTATCCCACGAACCACCATCTAAAAAGTCAGAACTAGGTAGCCTATCCGTCCTTAACACATTTTGTTGCGAAGAATTAATAGTCATTATATTTGTTTGGGTAAAAGTTTTTGTATAGTAAAAATAATTAAAAGACCCATATGAAAAAGAAAGACTATTTCCTAATTGGTCATTATAATCATTGGATGACATTGCGGCAACTCCAGATACATTTTCAGTATTATCATATTTTGAACTATCGGGTAGTGACAACCAAAACCCATTTGAGGTTGTTGATATCACTTTATTACCCGAAATTTGAAATTTTAATGGGGGTGTTAAGCTACTATCCAACGAACTATAATATCTTGTCGCTGTTGTTGTAAATCCCGAATATTTATTTCCCGGATTAAAAAAATATGATTGGTAAAACATACCGCTTTGGGTATAAGGTTGCACTGACAATGAAACATTGTCCAACTTTTGAATTGGAATATTAAGTCGTGTCGACGCAGTTACTGACCAATTTGAGTCATTTTCATTTGTCCCAAATAAACCTCCTAATTTGTATTCATTTAAATATAACGGGGAATAAGGGTCAACACCTCTTTGTAAAACTAAAATGTACTGAGATTCATAATCCTCCAAATAGTCAGTGGCGGTCATTGATACCACTGATTGAACCACACCAATGTTACCAGAAACTTTTTTATATTCAGTAATAACTGTTGGTGTTGATAATATATTTGGAAAAGATTGTGTTGTACCTGAATTCCATATCAATATCGCCTGAGAAACCGTAATTGCGGTTATAACTTGGTAATATTCAATATCAGAAGGAAATTTATAATTTGTTTCAGTTGAACCATAAGGTAAGATATAAGAGGTACTTAAATTACTATTTTGGCTGCCGTCATTAGGGTTAGCATAAGATATGTTCACAATTGTTTGTCCACTACCATTATATGAACTACCACTAATCCCTGTAGTTATACCAGATATAGTATTAGCAGTATATAAATAATTTTTATCCTCCGAATTACTAAAATTAACAAAACTTAATAAATCCCCGGGATTATATTGTTCTTGAGATAAAACGGTAATTGAATTATCGTAATGATATTTTCCAACATTTTCATTCTTAGAAACAGTAACTTTAATCTTATTGACCCCCGTAAAATAATTTGACCTTTGATTAAACAAGTTAATCCTTTCTCCAATTGGTAAATTTTTACTTGCCAAAATACGCTCCCCATTAAGACTATACACGTTTGAAATTGGTAACTTATATCGTTGATTATTTGAAACCGTACTAACACTACCATAACCCGCCAAAACTTGTGAATAAACATCACTTAATTGTTCCGCGGTATCAGTATCTCCCGAAAATCTAATAGATTCCAACATCGCGGTATAGTTTTCTTGCAAAGACACATAAGTTAGAATTCCGGTACCATTTGGATTTCCTTCATTATACGTATTATTACTTTGAACTCCGGTCTCTTGTTTACAATCACAAGCCTGACAATCAGGGTATGTTATCATAGGTATCCTAAAAGTATAATCTCTTTTATCACATTTAATCCCTAAACTACGACAAATCCAACTAAACCACCTTTTTCTAAATATTCGAATATTACAGATAGAACAAAGAGCACTAATCACTATATTATATAAAAATAAGACAATATGCATCGCAATTAAAATACCAATAAATGCCGGTTGTATTATTGTAAAAATAATTGAAAATAAGAAAAATAGTAAATCGAAATTTCTAAACCCGTCATTAACCGGAAATTTATTAACACTATTAGCACAATCATTATTATCAATTTCCTTAATCCCAATAAATTGACCTTTATTTCCTTTTTTGTATTGGTCAATTAATGATGAAACCGTATAAACTTTATTGAATTGGAATTCATAAAATGTGTCCTCACAATTAATAGACTCATTAAGTTTGTCGATTTTTTCTTGAGAAGTGAAACCATTAGTGTATCCACTCCAATCTAACCCAAAATAATATGAACTAGCCAGTTTTTCTCTATCAGCGGTTGTCCCCGAAAAATATGGGTCATTATTCTCGTTAATCCACCCATATTCTTTAACATTCGGAACTAAATAATATGGTCGTCTTGTTTGTAATGTTAAATCATTTGGTTGTTGCCATTTAATTTTAAATCGATATTTCCCTTTAGTTGGAATACCTACGCTTGGGTCGTTGGATATAACTTTTTCCCCAAATTCATTAGTAATGAAATAATCCAAATTCATTGGCATTTCAGTTAACCACACCCCATTACCGTCAATTATATTACCTGATTGTTCAAATTGATATTGTTCTAAAATAGGATTACCATCTGAATCTTGTTGTATTGTTTGTCTAATTCCTAAAATTTGCCCCGGGCCTGTAGTTAAATCACATAAGTTACCTAAATTATCTTTTGGTTTACAATTTTTCCTAACCCTAAAAGTATCAGGTGATGAAAACATAGAACCCATAAAAACTGATGTCGGTTGTATATCAACATTTGCATCATTCCTAAGGTCAAAATCAACTCGATTAACTGCTATTTGACAAATATCAGGGTCACCCCATAATGGAGCAACTGATAAAGTTTTAGTTAATGTTATTATTTGAGGTAATGATGATAAATCAGTTGAAGTTTTAAATCGATTACCAGAAACTTGTGATTCGGTTGCTAATCCAGTTCTAATTAAATCTTGAGGTGTTAATGAGAACTCCCCAATATCAGATAAATCAACATCCATTACTAAAGTTTGGGAACCTAATGGTACTCCCATTATCATATAATCACCACTATCATTAGTTTTTGTGGTATACTTATAATATTTGTCGTAAATTTCAACAACAGTACTATCAATTAATACATCACTTCTTGTTGGTAAAGTACCTGTCGCTGCGTGAACAGAATATGATTTTTCGTAAGGTAATAAATTATATCGATACCCATCAGAATTTTTATCTGTTGGAGATTTATAAGGATATATACTTGAAATGATTGGATTAGACTCATCAATTGGCTCAACGGGAAGAAACACAGACACACGAGCATTTGGAATACCAAATCCATTATTTGCTGTGACTCTTCCAACAACAACACCGTATTCCGAACAACTCCTACTATAAACGTCAGTTTGTTGTATTTTTAACGATAAGATTTCTAAAAACTCAAAATCTTGGTCTAACTGAACATTGATTGTTTTGTTTACTCCTAATTCGGTTCTAATTCTATATGACTGACCCATTCAATTCTTTTAATTTATAAATAGTTTATGAGTGATTTTTCAAAGAAATACACACCATATTTAATTATAAACTAGTTGTCACAGAAATAAACCTGTTAAGAGAATGTAACTGATTGGAAATTTTTAACGGACACTTTAATATCTTTATTAGGGTATCTAACTTGGTACACTTGTGATGGTTGAGCAAAAATAGTATCATCAACAGTTGAAATTTCTTTTGTCTCAGCGTCAACATATTCCATGGATGTTTCCGCGGAAGAATATTGACCCCCAACATTATTAAATACATTTACCCCAACTACTGTTAATACACCATTTTGATTTTGGATAATACTTTTCAATTCAGATAAATAAACATTTTGACCTAATTCCCGTGTTTGAGGATTGAAATATGTTGAAATTCTATCAACGACATCCGCAATAACTTGACCGGAATTTTGAGCAGAATCTAAAACAATTTGAACATTAATACTTAAATCAATAACCTGAGCAGTTAAAATTGAAATATAATCGTTTATCATTCTATAATTCGACAAATAATTAGCAACATTTTGTCTTAATGTATCTGAAACAATACTTGTTAGTTTTCCTGAAGTATCGTAGGATAATAACTGAATCAATATCTTATTGTTATTTTCAGTAATTGAAACTTTTGCAGGCGCCCCAAATTCTGCCGGCATATTTCGAATAATTGACTCGTAATCCTGTACTGTAACCGCTCTTTTTTGAGCCGAAAAGTTAAACGATACATAATTCCTAATTTCTTCTAATGATGGTACACCAGCACCTCCAATGGCTGCAGTAACATTGGTACATCTTAATGAATTCACAACAGATGAGTTAGTTAATTCAGATGGTCCATTAACAAAGAAATTTACTGTACCAATTTGATTAATAACATTTGTTCCCAAGTTTGTCGCCAAACCACCACCCACTCTATATTGAATGAACAAGGTCGAGTTTGGAGTTAAAGCAGAACCCAATGAAAAGTTATTTGAATATCTTTGTAAATCAATTGTTGCACCAACCGTGGTAAATTGGTCTAAAGAATCTTGTGCTGTATTTGTACCACCACCAAATGTCATCTTTTTAAAACCTTCCGGAGTGTATTCCGTTATAAATCTATTAGATGTCTGAATATATTTTCCAACCTTAATACCCGGTTGGTCTGACACTTTTGTTGGGTCTTCAATGAATACTCGGTCTTCCGCAAGTGCATCGACTTCATACCATTTATTTGATACCCCCAAAAATTCAGCAGTTGATGGGACATTTGTATATTCAGTACCACTTTTTAATAATACATTAGTAATCCCTAATACATTTTTCTCAGGTAAGAATAATTCGAAGAATGGTTTAACATCATTTGGTGTGATGACTCTTTTAAACACTTTTGTTATACCATTAACAACTAATTCTCTTTTTGTAATCGTATAATTAATTAAGACATTATTTGCATTAAAATTTGGTATTTTTAAACGATTTGGGAATCCTTGAGCATTATATGGTGAAGTAAAATCTACATCATAGATGTTTTCAAAGACTATTCCGGCTCCGACAACTTGAGACCCTCTTGTTAATGTTCCTAAGTATCTTTCATCTTCTTTGTCCCCAAACGCAGGAACGGTTATTGAAAAATCAACTAAAGACACTGATGGTCTTTGTCCCGGTAATTTTAACCCATAGGTTCTAGCAATATTATAAATTGAAGACCTTTGTTGAGCATACTGTAAAACAGTTTCCTGAATACTTCTATCAATATGATAATGTAAATTGTCCGCTACCGCAGCATTCAAATCTAAGAATACCGAGAATACAGAAGCATCATTAAAGTCCTGTATTAATTCAGGGTAATAAGTCCTTACATAGTTTAATAATTCAGTTCTTATTCCTTGATAATCTCTGGTAGTATAAGATATATTACGATTTGCCATATGATATTAAATATTAATTATAACAAAATCACTCGGACCAAAAGTTGTATTATTGGTCGAGTAATCTATTTTTATTTTTGCGGTATATTCTGAAGTTCCTTTACCGGGGAATCTATAAATTGACGATTCACTAGAACCAACAGTTGCAGTTCCTGTTGCTAAATCAACTTCTTCCATTGGGTCTGCGGGACTTATAGTTATTTGGTTTAATAATAAATTAGGCATAAAAGTACCGACAGCATCTCGAATGTCTGATTCAATGGCGTCAAATGTTAATCCATCGAACGGTTCAAATAAAAACTCATAGAGTCTTGTTCCAAAAGTTGGTAAATAATATCTTGACCCTTTACGGGTTAGAAGTAAGTGAATTAAATCGGCTTTAATTTCCTGCGACTCATACTCAGTAAGTTGTAGATAATCCCCTTTTACAGAATCTCTGAAAGGAAAATTAATACCATATGTTGTTCCATCTGCCATATCTATAATTATAGTCTTGTGATTATTTCTTATAAATACCTAAAAATAAAAAATCCCGACATTGCCGGGATTATTATATGTATTCATTTTATTATGAACCACAACCAAAACATTCAAATTCAGAATCAGTTGGTTTAACAACTTCTTCAATTAAATTTATTTTTGGTTTATCGACTTTAACTATTGGTTGTTGTACTTTTGAAATATCAACCGCTAAGTGTTTAGCTCCGGTTGAAATTGCTTTAGTTCTAACATAATAACAAAGAGTTTTTAACCCTTTACCCCAAGAATGAAAATGGGATGATGAAATTTTTGATAATGTTGGTTCAGACATGTAGATATTCATTGACTGTGATTGGTCTATAAATGGTGCTCGGTCAGCTGACATATCAATCAGTTCTCTTTGAGAGATTTCCCAAATTGTTTTATATTTTGGTATTAAATGTTCAATCCTTTTAACTTTTTTATTGTAATTCTTATCTTCATTATCTAAATAATGATTAAAGTTAATATTTTGAATCGAACCTTCATTCATAATAATTTCATTTTTTAAATCTTCACACCAAACACCTAATTTTTCAAAATCATTAATTAAATATTTATTAACAATTAAAATTTCCCCACCAACTACACGACGATTAAATAACGCTGAGTGAGCCGGTTCTGTCATTTCAAATGAACCTGTAATTTTAGCTGAAGACGCAACGGGCATTTGAGCGGTAAATAATGAATTACAAACACCATATTTTGAAACATTATCTTTCAATCCATTCCAATCCCAACGACCTGATAAATTATCTTCAGTCATTCCCCACATATTAAATTGGAATACTCCTTGAGACATCGGTGAACCTTCAAAAAACTTATATGGTTGGAATAAACCTTCTTGACATAGAAAACTACTTTCAGAGATTGCCGCGAAATAGATTGTTTCAAAAATATCTTTATTAAGTTTTTTCGCTTCTTCAGATGTAAAAATATAATCCATTAAAAAAAAGACATCTGCAAGACCTTGAGTTCCAATTGCTATTGCTCTTTGTTCTAACCCTCCTTTTCTTCCTTGTTCAGTTGAATAACTATTGATGTCCACAACTTTATTAAGTGCTCTAACAACCTTTCTAACCTCACTGTAAAGTAAGTTGAAGTCGAACTCACCTTTTATAATGAAGTTCTTCAACACCATAGATGATAATGTACAGATTGCGGTAGTGTTCTCATCTGTATATTGGTAAATCTCATTACATAGGTTAGATTGTTTAATCACTCCAATGTTTTGATGGTTTGTCTTTCTGTTAGCACTATCTTTAGAACATAAGTAAGGAACCCCGGTTTCAACTTGAGATTCAATAATCTTATTCCAAATTGTCTGAGCTTTCACTTTCTTACCTAAACCAAGTTCAACCGCCTTATCGTAATTTGATTCATACTCATCACCATAAGCTTCCTGTAATGGTTTAATACCCGCTTTAATAATGTCGTTAGGACAGAATAAATACCAGTCATCGTTGTTCTTAACTGCGTTCATAAAATTGTCCGGTAACCAAATTGAGGTAAATAAATCTTTTGCTCTCAACTCCTCAGCACCTGTATTCTTTTTGATTTCAAGTAAGTCCATAATG